AGATGCCACAATCAGAGCTATAGAGTAATAAGCGTCAAAGTTTTGAGCTTGAAAACTTTTATATGTAGACGCTACCACGTCTAGGCATCTCTCACGTTCAACATGGCTCAAGGCATCTAAACCCTTGCTATCAGTCAACAAAAACGCTTGCTTTTCAATATCCTTATGAGTGGCAAACTTGATGCCTTTTTGTAGTTGCTTGGTTCGCAAGGTGATATTCGTTACGCCCGAGCGTACCTGTTTAACTTGGATTTTATTCGCACCTTTAAGAGCTTTTTTGTTAGCTATTGTAGATATAGTCATTTTCAATTTTCCTTTTATTAAAATTCCACAACCGTGGAAACTTGATGAAAGTGTCAATTTTTTGACACCTGAGAGACGGATTGCCTCCTATAAAGACAGTACCAAAATATGACACTATATACAAGTATTAATTTCTTAATTAAAAATGAGACGCTAAAATAGAGTAAAATTCCACAATTGTGGAAATATTAAGCTACTGTTTTTATTAACTTTTTTATTTATAAAAGTGTGAAAATCACTAATTTAAAAAAACTTTTTTCGATTGTATGAGCCTGTAGTAGATACTGAATAGGCTTTAAATTTTTGCTAGTGCTGATATCTAGAAATTGAATATTGAATGAGAGCCATTTTAAAGCCCAATGAGTGCCTACTAGATTTTAGAAAATAGCCAATTTTAGACGGTATTTTTAGACAATATTTGTCTTTAATCATGGGTAGATTTTCCACAATTGTGGAATAGATATTGAGTGCAATAGGTATGCATGTTTTTTTATCTATTCATGTTTCATCCTGTGGGGGATAGGGTTTTTAAAAACAACTTTTGAAACAACACTTGCACTACCCTATATTCGACAACTGTTAATTAATCAGTTATTCAATAATTCATCATGTAGTAGCATATAGATATAGAATACAAGCTATTGAAACGATTGACCTACCTGACATTTTTGTGACATTTATGCAACACATGGGTAGGCAGGGGACAGGGTGGGGTCTGACGTATATATACATGTAGAAATACACAGATGAGGTATTTAAGGTGTTAACCACATATGAATACTGTTGCATATATACCACTATTATATACAAAACGCTGCAATTCTATGCATATTTATCACAATATTTAATAAAAATGCAAAACAGGTATTGACACGCTTCTATTTATAGGTATAATTAGTGTATAACACATTTAATGTTTAACATTTAGATGAAAGAAAAAACAATAAAAGTGTAAATAACATCTAATGTAACATCTAATGTGCTAAAAAGAGTAATATTAGTGTTGACAAATAAAAATAAAAGAGTAAAACTATACCCATCTGATTCTGTAATAGAGTTATTCTATGAAGCATTAGCTAAAGAAGACACAAAAGCGTTACGTAGAGTGCATATACCTAAAAGTGATGTGTTTTACGTACAAAAAGCTATTGAGTCTTCTACAGGAATTACATATACATTAGACCACATAGAGAGAGCTATGTATTTAGAAGGGCATCTACGTGCTGATGAAGTATTAGACCCTAAACGTAAGCGAGGATATTGTAGTTATGACACCTGAAAGATTATCAGCTTGGAGAATAGTACCTCGTATGCTTATACTTTCGTATATGATTGTGTTTTACCAGACATGTAACTGGTTTATGAATCTAACAGACCCTAATAATGCCCAAGCCGGGTTTGTATCTGTTGTCGTAGGAGCAGGTGCAGCGTGGTTTGGTATCTACGTAAATGGTACTAGAGCATCTGTAAGTGTATCAGCTAAGACTGAAACTAGGGAGAACCTATAAAAATGAAAAAGGTAATTAAAGCACACGAAGGCATGGCTCACGTGCCTAAACCTAGTGGTCAGGGTAAGCGTAGACAAATTGGATTACCTCAACAGTTTAGAGGTGGCAACAGACGTAGAGCACCAATGCCACAAGCTCCTGCTCCAGTTAGAAGAGCACCTGTAATGCCAGAACCTAAAGTTATAACGCAGCCTAAACCTACAGTAGTGCGTACACCTCCTAGACAATCAGATGCAGGTAATGTAGGTAGAGGTGTAAGACCAGTAATGGAACTACCTAATAAAGGTAGGGGTAAACCTATGCAAAGACCTAGACCTCCAATGGCACAGCCACGTATAATGAATCAAGGTGGATATATGTCTAGAGCTAAGTACGGCACAGTAGATAATTTAAAAAAGAGTACGAAATAACAACATGGATATTAAAGTTTCTATAGGATTAGCTGTTACTTTAGTTATGCAGATTTCTGCAGCGGTATGGTATGTAGCTCAAACAGATGCTACAATTAAATCTTTAGACGCTAAAGTTGCAGAACTAAGCAGCACAATGGCTATAGAGGATTCTGTAAATCTAAAGAGAGATGTAGTATCTAATTCTACAAATATAAATACTATTGATTCAGATGTAGAATCTTTAAGTAATCACCTAGCTAGAGGCATAGGTGACAGTAATGACATACTTAGACGCATGAGTATTTTAGAGACACAGATTGTGTTTATGCAGAAAGAAATGGATAGAGGTAGATAATATGGAACTAATGAAATCAATCACAGTATTTGTACTGTCGGTGGGTCTTATGGGTCTCCTAGGCTTGATAGTCGTAGATGAATTTATAATGGCTTCAGAGTTTGGTGGAGAACTAGACCCTAATATAATAGAACTGCTTCAGATGGCTATTACAGGTGTAGTAGGTATCGTTGCAGGTTTCCTAGCTTCTAGTAGTAGTAATGGCAGCAAGTCAAAAGGTGGATGCGGAAACCCTGAATGTAAGTGTAGCTAAATGGCTATAACGTACAGAGGAGAAACATTTGAAGGCTACAATAAACCTAAGCGAACTCCTAAACACCCTACTAAGTCACATGTAGTCCTTGCCAAGGAAGGTGACACAATCAAAATGATTCGTTTTGGTGAGCAGGGAGCTAGTACAGCAGGTAAACCTAAAAAGGGTGAATCTGATAGAATGAAAAAGAAACGAGCATCGTTTAAAGCTAGACACGCAAAGAATATAGCTAAAGGCAAGTTATCTGCAGCGTATTGGGCTGATAAAGTAAAATGGTAGCGATGTTGCAACAATTAAAAGAAAAAATATTAAAGTATTTACTTAATGATAAAAATAAGGTAAACTACTTAGCAGGTAAAAAAGAAGATGGAGATGTAGATAATGGCACAAGCTAAAGGCGTATACACAAATCCTAAACTTAGAAAAAGTATAGTATCTAGAATAAAGGCAGGTACTAAGGGTGGCAATGCAGGTCAATGGTCTGCTCGTAAAGCTCAAATGGTAGCTAAACAATATAAAGCTAAGGGTGGTGGATACAAGTCGTGACCCTAACGAAGAAACAAAAAAGCCTTAAAGATTGGGGTAAACAAAATTGGAGAACCTCATCAGGCAAACCTTCACAGGGTAAACGTAGGTATCTTCCAGACGCAGCATGGAAATCTTTGTCAGCAGCAGAAAAGGCTGCAACAAATAAAGCTAAAGCAAAGGGTAAGAAACAGGGTAGGCAGTTTGTGAGTCAACCTAAAAGTATTGCAAAGAAGACCGCAAGGTTTAGATAAAAAGGAGAAAAGATGTTTGAACGAATTAAAACTTTCTTTAAAGAACGAGGCGAAGGAACTGCGTGGGATTTAGATTACGGTAAACTTATTATTATAGGTCTATGTATCTATATAGCTGTTAATGTTTAATCATGCCTTTAACGAAAAGACAGACAGAAACATTAAAAAGACACAGTGTACACCACACTAAGAAACATATGACTGAAATGAAAAAGCATATGAATAAAGGTAAAACATTTACTGAAGCACATAAAATAGCTATGAAAAAAGTAGGGAAGTAAATGAGTTTAATATCTACATTAGTTGGACCAGTATCTAATATCTTAGATAAGGTTATACCTGATGCAGATGAGAAAGCTAAGTTAGCCCATGAACTAGCGACTATGGCTGACACACATGCACAGCAAGCGTTGTTAGCTCAACTAGAGATAAATAAAGCGGAAGCAGCCTCTGGAAGCGTGTTTAAAGGCGGTTGGAGACCCTTTGTGGGGTGGGTGTGTGGTGTAGCGTTGCTGTACCACTTTATTCTTTCTCCGCTTATATTATTCGGAGTATCCCTTACAGGTGTAGATATACCGCCTATACCTGAGTTTGATATGGGAAGTTTAATGACGGTATTAATGGGTATGTTAGGCTTGGGAGGCTTACGTACATACGAAAAGCAAAAGGGGTTAACCAAATGAAGAGTAAAAATAAAAAAGCTGATTTAGTTATAGCTATAGGTATGGCAGCAGACAATAAAAGTAAAAGTAAGAAGAAAAAGAAAATGAATGTAGGTGGAATGATGCCTACACCTCAAGAGCGAAAAATAAACCCAACTACAGGGATGTCTATGAATAAAGGCGGTATGACAGACATGCGTAAATCAGGAATGTTTTATGGTGGTGGTATGTCTCGTAAGAAAAAGTAATGCCTGACAAAGTATGCCCTGTATGTAAAACTCCAATACAAGTATTTAAAGTGTATTCACACTCTAAGAAAAAGTTTATACAAATGGAAGGTGCATGTATACCCTGCAAAGAAAAGGCAGACAAAGAACGACTACAAAAAATGAAAAGGACATAAATTAATGGGATTCACTCTTTCACAACGAAGCTTAGATAGACTTGAAGGTGTCAATGAGGACATGGTACGAGTCGTTAAAAAAGCTATAGACCTAACTAAAATAGATTTTGGCGTTATCTGCGGATTGCGTACCATTGAAGAGCAAGAAGCTCTGGTAGCCAAAGGAGCATCACAGACCATGAAATCAAAGCACCTAGAAGGACTAGCTGTAGATTTGATGGCTTATGTTAGTGGGAGGGCTTCATGGGAGTTGAACCTATATGACGATATAGCGGATGCCATGATGGAAGCTGCAAAGCTTGAGGACGTACCTGTACGTTGGGGAGCAGCTTGGCATATTAACGATTTACGTACTTGTGACATGACTATGGAGCAAGCTATGAATAGTTATATAGATACTCGTAGAGCAGAAGGACGTAGACCCTTTATAGATGGACCGCACTTTGAATTAAGTGGGCAATACTAATATGTGGATGACTATAGTAATGTTATGTGGCAATATGTACGCCAACTCCTGTTTAGTCGTAACTAGCAAAGATATAAATGATTATTACGCTACAAAGGAAGAATGTTTTGAGGTAGCTGTAGGTAGAGCAAACTTTGCTAAAGCTACACCACAGATAGCTATAGCTGTTCCTATGTGCCAAGAAATTATATTAGGCGAGGAAATATAAATTAAATGGCTAATGTATTAAGTACATCTAGATATAAAAATGTTAAATTAGATTTAACGACTACAAATGTAACTACTCTATATACGTGTCCGTCTTTAATGACTACATTTGTATCTTCTATTTTAGTCTCCGAAGATAGCGGTAATGCTGACACTATAACGCTTACAGTGACAAATGGCAGCGATGTATACAGCATATATAAAGATAAAGCTGTATCTTCTAAAGGCACATTAGAACTCATTACAAATGATTTAATTTTAGTCTCTGGAGATATATTAAAAGTAACAGCAGGTACAGCTAATAGATTGCATGTAGTCGCTTCTCTAGTTGAAGTACCTAAATCAACTACAGCATAACAGGCTTGCATTTTTGTCTATAGTATGATATAACTATATATGGTATAACTACTTCCGTACAAACAATAAAAAAAAAAGGAGGTAGTACAAAATGGTTAAAATATTAAAAGAATGGTTTAGACGGTCACAAGAAGCTAGAGCTAGACGAGCAGCAATAAGTGAACTGTACAGATTTACAGATAGAGAACTGCAAGACTTAGGTATAGGACGCAGTGAAATATATTCAAAAGTACATGGGATAAAATAAAATGACAAAAAGCCTAACTGAAAAACAACAAAAGTTTTTAAATGTATTGTTTGATGAAGCAGCAGGAGATGTAACTTTAGCTAAACAATTAGCAGGATATGCAGATGGTTCATCAACTACTGAAGTTATTCGTTCTTTAAAAGAAGAAATAGCGGAGTCAACAAAAGAATACCTAGCTAGAGTCGCTCCTAGAGCGGCTTTTTCTATGGCTAATGCATTAAATGACCCTACAGAGTTAGGCATACGAGATAAAATGGCAGCAGCTAAAGATTTACTAGATAGAACAGGCTACTCAAAAACTGAGAAGATGGAAGTTAGTGTACCTAATGGTATTTTTGTGCTTCCACCTAAAAATAAAGAAGAAGAAGAAGAGTAGTAAATATGGCGTATCAAAGAAACTATAAAAAAGAATACGCTACTCATGGAGCGTTACCGAGTCAAAAAAAGCGTAGAGCATCTAGAAATGCTGTACGAAACAAGTTAGCTAAAGCAGGAGCAGTTCGTAAAGGTGACGGAAAAGAAGTAGACCATAAAAATATGAATCCGTTAGATAATAGAGCTAAAAATATTAGAATAGTACCTAAAGCTGTCAATAGACGGAAGCAACCTAAAAGAAAATTGAGATAAAAAGCAATGAGCAATGCAGATAGCATAGGTTTTTGGGATTTACCAGAGCCTGAATTAGAAAAAGATACAAAAGAATGGTTGCCAATACCTAGAATAGCTGTTAAGATACCTTTCGGATATGAAGTATCTACAGAAGATAAAGCTGTTCTTTTGCCTATAAAGCATGAATTAGATGCGTTAGAGAAGGCTAAAAAATATCTACAGCAATACAGCTATAGGGAAGTCGCTCGTTGGCTTACAAAAACGACAGACCGATATATATCTCATGTAGGCTTAACTAAAAGAGTAAAAGATGAACAAAAGCGTAAGAGACAGGTTAAAATTAAACGCCAATGGGCTGAGAAATACAAAGCAGCGATTGAAGCAGCCGAAAAACTTGAAAAAGGAAGAATTGGAGCTTACAGAGACTGCAGTAAAGAAGCCCACGCCTCAACCGCTATCCAATAAAGATAATGATTTATATGGTGGACGCAAAGTTATCTTTGAGCCGAATCAAGGTCCACAGACACAGTTTTTAGCTTCTAGTGAGCGAGAGGTTCTATATGGTGGCAGTGCAGGTGGCGGTAAGAGCTACGCAATGCTTGCAGACCCACTTAGATACATTACACATCCTCAGTTTTCTGGATTACTTATACGACATACGACAGAAGAGTTAAGAGAATTAGTTTGGAAGTCGCAAGAATTATACCCTAAAGCTATTCCCGGCATCAAGTGGTCTGAAAGAAAGATGCAGTGGGTTAGCCCTCAAGGAGGAAGACTCTGGTTTTCGTACTTAGATAGAGATGATGATGTACTACGATATCAAGGATTGGCGTTTAGTTGGATTGGATTTGATGAACTTACACAATGGGCTACCCCTTTTGCTTGGAATTACTTACGCTCTCGCTTGCGTACACCTGCTCCAGACTTACCAATAGCTATGAGAGCTACGACTAACCCCGGAGGAGCAGGACATCAATGGGTTAAAAAAATGTTTATAGACCCTGCTCCGTCTAATACAGCTTTTGCTGCTACAGATATAGAAACTGGAAGACCCCTTACGTATCCTAATGGTCACAGCAAAGAAGGGCTTCCTTTATTTAAAAGAAGATTTATACCTGCTAAACTATTTGATAATCCTTATCTAGCTGAGTCAGGCGATTACGAAACAATGCTTTTATCTCTTCCAGAGCATCAAAGAAGGCAGTTATTAGAAGGTGATTGGGATGTTGCAGAAGGTGCCGCTTTTTCAGAGTGGAATAGAGAAATACACGTTATTGAGCCATTTGATATACCTAAAAGTTGGAAGAAATTTAGGGCTTGTGATTACGGCTACGGAAGCTATAGTGGTGTTGTGTGGATTGCTGTTAGTCCATCTGAACAATTAGTCGTATATAGAGAGCTATACACACATAAAGTTTTAGCTACAGATTTAGCCGACATGATTTTGGAAGCTGAGAAAGATGACGGAACTATTTCTTACGGTGTTCTTGATAGCAGCTTGTGGCATAAACGTGGGGATACTGGTCCATCTTTGGCAGAACAGATGATACATAGAGGTTGCAGATGGAGACCCTCAGATAGAAGTAAAGGAAGTAGAGTTGCAGGAAAAAATGAAATACATAGACGTTTACAAGTGGATGAGTTCACTGAAGAACCTCGTCTTGTATTTTTCAATAATTGTACAAATATTATTTCTCAACTTCCCTCGCTACCTTTGGACAAGAAAAACCCCGAAGACATAAACACTAACGCAGAAGACCACTTATATGATGCTTTAAGATATGGTATCATGTCAAGACCTAGAAGCAGTCTGTTTGACTATAATCCTATGACTACTATATCTGGATTTAAAGCAGCAGACCCTAATTTTGGATATTAAATATGGCAATAAAACAAGACGAAGTATCATTTGACACAGATGAAGTTTCAGCAGTAGAAGATAACGATTCTACTTTGCAATCAGAATCATCTGTTGTAGCATTTGTAAATGAAAAATACTCTAAAGCTGAAACTGCTAGATACACAGACGAGCAAAGATGGTTAAAAGCCTATAAAAACTATAGAGGTTTATACGGTTCAGATGTTCAATTTACAGAAGCAGAAAAATCTAGAGTATTTATTAAAGTAACTAAAACTAAAACTTTAGCTGCTTACGGACAGATAATAGATGTACTGTTTGGGAATACAAAGTTTCCATTAGGTATAGACCCTACCGTGCTTCCAGACGGTGTAGCTGAAGCTGCTCACTTTGATATAACACCTAACACGAACACAGAGTTAAATAAGAAAGAAGCTACAGGAGCTAAACCTTTTATATTAGATAATGAAGGTAATCCTGTAAATATTGAAGGTGCAACAGAAGATGACTTATCTGGACGATTAAGCTACTTAAAAGACTTTTTATCTCCTATATCCGATAAACTTACAGAAGGTGAAGGAACGACTAAAAGTAAAGTTACATTTCATCCTTCAATGATTGCAGCTAAAAAAATGGAAAAGAAAATACATGACCAGTTAGAAGAGTCAGGTACAAATAAACAATTACGCCACGCTGCATTTGAGATGGCACTTTTTGGTACAGGTCTAATGAAAGGTCCATTTGCTGTAGATAAAGAATATCCGAATTGGAATGAAGAAGGTGAATACGACCCATTAGTTAAAACTGTGCCTTCAACGAGTCACGTATCTATTTGGAATTTTTATCCTGACCCTGACGCAGATAACATGGATGAAGCTGAATATATAATAGAGCGACATAAGATGTCTAGGTCACAACTACGAGCCTTAAAGAATAGACCTTACTTTAGAGATACAGCTATAGATACAGCTATAGAGATGGGAGAATCTTATACTCGCAAGTATTGGGAAGACCACATGGAAGATGAATCTGTTAGCACTAAAACAGATAGATACGAAATCTTAGAGTTTTGGGGTCACGTAGATACTACAATTCTAGAAGAAAACGGATTAGATATACCTAAAAAACTAGCTAATTTAGACCAGATAAATGTTAATATATGGGTATGTCAAGGTCAAGTATTGCGTTTAGTTCTTAATCCATTTACGCCTGTACGTATACCTTATTACGCTGTACCTTATGAATTAAATCCGTATAGCTTTTTTGGTGTAGGTATAGCGGAAAACATGGACGATACACAGACACTAATGAATGGCTTTATGAGAATGGCTATTGACAATGCTGCATTATCTGGTAATCTTATAATTGAAGTAGACGAAACTAATTTAGTTCCCGGTCAAGATATGAGTGTATATCCCGGAAAAATCTTTAGAAGACAAGGGGGTGCTCCCGGTCAAGCACTGTTTGGAACTAAGTTTCCGAATGTAGCAGGGGAGAATATGCAACTGTTTGACAAAGCTAGAGTGTTAGCTGATGAAAGCACAGGTTTTCCTTCATTTGCTCACGGTCAAACTGGAGTACAGGGCGTAGGTAGAACAGCTAGTGGCATATCTATGTTGATGTCTGCAGCGAATGGTTCTATTAGAAACGTAGTTAAAAACGTAGATGATTATCTGTTGGCTCCATTAGGTAAAGCTTTCTTTAGTTTTAATATGCAATTTGACTTTGACCCATCTATTAGAGGTGACTTAGAGATAAAAGCTCAAGGCACTGAAAGTCTGATGGCGAATGAAGTTAGAAGTCAACGATTGATGCAGTTTTTAGGTGTAGTTTCAAATCCTGTATTAGCTCCTTTCGCTAAGATGGACTATATAGTTAGAGAGATAGCTAAGTCTATGGATTTAGACCCAGATAAGTTAACGAACTCGTTAGCAGACGCTGCCGTACAAGCAGAACTACTACGAGAAATGAATCCTCAACAGCCATCACCACAGCAACAACAACAAGAAGAAGGACAAATGGGTGCAGGAGTTAACCCTAATGACCCAACTGGAGCAGGTGGTGGCAACATAGGCACAGGTCAAGTACCGCTACCTAATGAACAAGGATTTTCAGGCAATGAACAAGGACTTAACGAACCCTCTCAAACCACTGGCGAACAACCTCCAACTTTGGCAGGACTTCAGTAAATATATAGACTTTTTAATCAGTGAACAACATAGAGTTATAGAACAAGCATCAGACGATAGAGTAATGTGGAAGACGCAAGGAGCTATTACATCTTTGCGTAGATTAAAAAAATTAAAGGATGAAATAAATGGCAGAAGCGACTAGCGAAGAACAACAAATGAAAATGGCGTTTATGGATGACGGTATGGAGCGTGACCCTGTAAGTGGTAATGATATACCTACTGGTTCGTTAGCTGAAGAAGTTAGAGATGATGTACCTGCTATGTTAAGCGAGGGAGAATATGTAGTTCCTGCTGATGTATTAAGATTCTACGGTATAAAATTCTTTGAAGACTTACGTATAAAAGCTAAAGACGGATTAGCTCAGATGGAGTCTATGGGTAGAATAGGTGGACAACCAGTAGAAGAAGAAGGAGAACCTAGCAATGTATTGCCTTTTCCTGTAGAAGAATTAGAGACAGAAGAAGAAGAAATAGAGATGGCTGTAGGTGGTTATGTAGGATACGATGAAGGTGGAGCAGAACTAGGTATGCAACATATGTTTCTACATAATCCTGAAATGGGAACCTATAGAATACTTCCTGCAGGAATGGTAGGTCGTTCTCCCGGAGATGTAGAAATAACAGAAGCAGAGTATAGGGCAGCTTTAGGAGATGAATTAGCAGATACAAGAATAGCAGAAGCTAACGCTAGATTTAATAACAATAATCAAAATAGTAATAATAACAATAATGAAAAAGAAGAAGAACCTAATATTACATCTGGTACGCCTAATTGGGTAAATTCTCCTTCAGGTAGTGGTCCTTTTATGATGGTCGTTACTCCTTTAACAAATCCTATTACAGGAGAAGTTTTTAATGCTCCTAATTCAGGCTATTCTGTAAAATCTGAAGAAGAAATAAAAGCTTTAATGACTCAAGAAGAGAAAGATAAAGAAGAAAAGACAGAAGATAAAAAAGAAGGACAAGAAGATAGTAGCAGTAGTGAAAGTGGATTTCGACAAGTACAATATTGGAATGGACAAGATGAAAGTACAATATTTACAGCTACTTTTATAGGTGATGTGCCTATATCTCATTCTTCTACACAGTTAGCTAAATATGTTCAGTATATTCCTCAAGCTGATGATGGTGAAGGCGATGATGAAGGAGATAGTTCTACATTTAAAAAGAAAAAAGATGACATGTCAGGCACTCAAACTTTTAAAGAGATGCATGAAAAACAAGAAGAAATAACTAAAAAATTATACCCTGAAGGTTTTGGTTCTGAAAGAATAGCTAGAACAGAAGATGAAATATTTGATTACGCAAAACAACTTAAAGGTTTTGGACCTATGAATATAGGAATAGATGACATCATAACTAAAATTCCGGGCATAGGTAATTTAACTTCTGGTCTATTAGCTAAACAACATAAAGATATATTAGAAGATGCAAAAGAAATATATGATGACCCTGAAGCCTATAATAATTTATCAGATGAAAGAAAAATAATATTAGATAATTTAGTAGCAGGTGCAGAAGGCTATACGCCCGGAAGAAGTTTTGCTCATCAAGGATTAGATGCTTTTGGAAAACTATTTTCTCCTACTTCTTCTAAAAAACCTAATACAGGTAGTAGTAGTATTAGTAGTAGTGATTACGATGAAGCTAGAAGAAAAAAACGTAAAGATAAAAGGCGTCAAGATAGAATAGACAAAGATACATCAGGTAAATTAGCAGCACAGGACAAAATAAAAAAGGCTGCAGATAAAGCAGGAATAAGTACAGGAACAGGCAAAGATAAAGTTTATACTGGTGGTGGAAAACATGGAGGATTTAATAAAGGTGGACTAATGCGTAAAGGCAAAAAATAGTGCATACTATAAAAGATAACAATAAAAATAATAATTGGCTACTCAACATCACATTGACCCCAAATATAAAGGAGCATATATATGCCAGAATTAGAACAAGTAGAAAAAACAAAAGTTGCAGGATTTGTAGATAGGCGTGGAAGCAAAGGCAACAAAGCTAGGATTGAAAAAGACGAACAGGAGCTTAAAGAACTCCTTGCTGAGAGAGAAGGAAAAGGGATTCAAACAGAGGAAACTCAAGAATCTCAAACAGCTACAGCTTCAGAAACAAAAGAAGAAAATGGAGTACCAACAGAGGCTCTTGGAAAAGAAGAAGAATCTTTTAAGAAGAGATATGGCGATGTACGAAGACACCTTGCGACTAAGGAGAAGGATTATAACGCTAGGATACTAGAGTTAGAAAATCAACTCTCTAAAGCTACTAAAAATGAATTGGTGTTACCTAAGTCAGAAGAAGAAATATCAGAGTGGTCTAAAAAGTACCCTGATGTAGCTGCAATCGTTGAAACTATAGCAGATAGAAAAGCTAGAGATAGGTCTTTAGACTTAGATAAACGATTAAAAGAAATAGAAACTTTACGTGAAACAGCTACAAAAGAGAAAGCAGAAGCTGAATTAATGGCTTTACATCCTGATTTTGCTACTATAAGAGAAGATGATGTATTTCACGAATGGGCAGATGAACAACCTAAATGGGTACAAGACGCTCTATATGAAAACAGTGATGACGCTAAATCTGTATCTAGAGTATTAGATTTATATAAACAAGATAAAGGAATCTCTAAAGATAGAGCTAAGTCTTCTAGTAATTTAGAAGCAGCTAAATCAATTAAGAGTACAAAGAATGTGCCTCAAGATGATGAATCAAAATCATATCTCAGAGAGTCGCAAGTAAATAAAATGTCCACAAAAGAGTACGAAAAACACTCTGACAATATAATGGAAGCTATTCGCAGTGGAAAATTTATTTATGATTTAAGTGGTGCTGCTCGTTAAAAAAGTATTGACAAGCAGAAAGTATCGAGTATAACTAGATACATATACGCTATAAACAGGCGTATGTGTTTAATAAGTAAAACATAATACCTAAAAAGACTACCTAATATCTTTAAGCCCAAGTAAAAGACGTAGGCATACTGACTTTATTTGCACCTTAACAGAATTAGCCTCTTATCGGTGGAAGTTTACATCTACTAACTAGAAAACCTATAAGGAGGATTTATTATGGCTTTTCAAACTACGTCAGGTTACGGCAATTTACCTAACGGTAATTTTTCGCCAGTAATCTACTCCAAACAGGTACAGCTTGCATTCCGTAAGTCAACTGTTGTTGGAGATATAACTAACTCTGATTATTTCGGGGAGATTTCTGGACAGGGTGATACTGTCAGGATTATCAAAGAACCTGAAATTTCAGTTAAAGAGTACGCTAGAGG